TTCGCCTTTGGCGACGACAACAAGTGTTTCAAGATCGGCTACAAGGGCATCAAGCGCTACGTTACGCTGACGATCACGCCGACCGGCAATACCGGCGCGGCGTTGTTGTCCGTGGTCGCCATCACTGTCCCGCAACTGCGTCCGGCTGCCAATCCCCCGGCCTAAACCATGACGTTCGTTGTTTCAACCGCTCCAACCGTCGAGCCGCTTACTGTTGCGGAAGTAGTCGCGCATTTGCGGCTTGACGAGAGCAACCAGGAACCCCCGCCGAGTGCTGTTGCGGCAACGCTCGGTGCGGGTGCCGGTTCCGTAGACGATGGAGTGCATCGTTATGCCGCCGTATTTGTGACGGCGGACGGTACGACGCAACTCGGTGCGGTCGGCGATCCAGTAACGGTCGCAGATCAGACCGTGAATGGTATTGTCGAACTGACGGGCATCCCGATCGGTGGATCGCTCGTTACATCGCGGCGTATCTATCGCACCGCTGCCGGCGGCGACACGTTCTACCTGTTGGCGACGTTGGCTGATAATAGCACCACGATTTACACAGACAACACCGCAGATGTCGCGCTCGGCGCATCTGCTCCGCTTACGAATACAACGCTTGATCCGTTGCTGCAACGGTTTATCGCCAGTGCGAGGCAACTTGCTGAAACCGCACTTGGTCGATACCTGATAACGCAGACAGTCGATGCGTATTTCGACGATTTTCCTGGTGGATGTGATCGACGCATTCATCTACCCCCGCTGCAGTCTGTGACCAGCATCACATATATTGATCTTGACGGTACGACGCAGACGTTGGTAAATACTGAATATCTGGTCAATGACAAGTCATCTCCGTGCTGGATCGAGGAAGCATTCGGCAAAACCTGGCCGACGGTGCGCCAGCAAGCGAATGCCGTCCGCGTCCGGTTTGTTGCCGGATATGGTTCCGCCGCTGCGGTTCCGGCCTGCATTAAGGATTGGATGCTGTTCAAGATAAACACCATGTGGGAAACTCGCACCACATTCACCATTTCGACGGGTCGTGCGGCATTGACGCAGATTCCGAATGAGTATGTCGATTCCATGCTTGATCCAGAACGGGTGCACGGGCGATGGACTTCGGTAAGATAAACCGCCGCTGCCGTTTCGAGCAATCGATAACCGCGCCCGATCCGATATATGGCGCGCCAGAAACGACGTGGATCACGTTTGGAACGTACTGGTGCAACATCATGGACGTTCTGCCGTATCGCGAAGAAACGATCCGTAACGGTATCCAGACGACGAAGCAACGGGTGCGCTTGCGTATTCGATACGCGCCTCGCGCATTGACGATAACGCCTGCGTTTCGGGTTGTCATCATGCGCCAGACTGAAACCGTGTACAACATCATCGGCGGGCCGGCTGAAGTCGGCGATCGAGATGGTATCGAGTTCATGCTGGAGGAAGCGTCATGAGCGAAGTCCACGTCAAAGGATTGAAAGAACTCGGCGAATTCCTGAAAACGCTCGAACCGAAATTGCGTAACAATGTCATGCGTGCGGCGTTGCGCCAGGGTGCGAACGTCGTCAAGGAAGCGGTGCTGCAAAACGTACCTGTCGCGCCGCCGAATACGGAGAATGCTCGATTGTATGGCGCATACGCCGGAACCTTGCGCGACAGCGTGCGTGTCGGATCGCGGGTGCGCCGCGACGGCAAGGTCGTCGCATACGTTCGTGCTGGTGGTAAAAAGGGTTCGGTTAATGCGTATTATGCGCATATGGTCGAATACGGTACAAAGCGGCACAAGATCGGCAAAGTCGGGCGGATGTTGTTCATAAACGGCAAATGGGTACATGCGCCGGTTGAGCATCCGGGGTCACGGCAAAGACCGTTCATGCGGCCAGCCGCCGACACAACCGCGCAGACCGCAACCGTTGCTGTCGGGAACAAGATAAAATCCGTGCTGGAAACGAAACACGGTCTTGATACACCAGTCGCAATTGAAGGGGTCGAAAATGAAGATTAAAATGTCCTACACCGTCATGAACAAGGTGAATGGTTTGCCCGGCCCGTTCGTCGTCGGCGTCGAATACGAAATGTCAGATGCGAATGCTGCCGCGTTTGTCACGTCCGGATTGGCCGAATATGTCGATGCGCCCGTCGCCATCGTCGAACCCGTTGCCGTGTATGAAACCACCGTTCTGACAGACGCGGATGTGATTGAAACGCCTGAAGATGCAATTCCGCGTGCGTTCGTTCGGCATCGTCGTGATAGATAATGTCCGGCGTCGCCATCATTCATAAGCTACTCAGTACCGCAGCACCCGTGCCTGCGACGAACATCTATTCTGGTTTCGTACCGAATGGTATCGCGCCAGCAATCTGCGTGACGCAAGTGAGCGGCGATCCGCGCAACACGCTCGGTATGGTCGGTCGTGTGTTTGTGACAGAGCGTATTCAATTGACGATTTATGCGAAGTCTTACGCACAGGCGAAGTCGATCATCGCGGCGTGCCGGATTGCGTTGCCGTTGTCGCATAAATTCGTCGGATCGTTTGAATGCGAGGCGATCCTACCGGATTGTGACGGCCCGGATATGTATGACGAACAAACCCAATTGCACGAACAATCGGTGGATTTTATGGTCAAATATCTCAGGTAGTTGAATCGTTTTTGTAATTGCAGTACCATACGCAGTAACGCATCTAACGTCGAGATGACGCCGATGCGGATTCCATAATCTCTCTAACGCCGTGAGGCGCTGAAAGGAACTATCATGACCGTTCGCACGTCGGCATCATCGAGTCTCAAAATTTCCGCAGGTACACCCGTGACGTTCGACGGTGCAGGCTATGCGGCTCTCTCATTCACCACCATCGGCGAAGTCACCAATATGGGTGAACTCGGTCGTGACTTTCAACTGGTCACGCACAACCCGATCGCCACTCGCGGCACGCAGAAGTTCAAGGGTTCCTTTAACGAAGGCACGATGAGCCTGCAACTCGGCCTGGATACCGACGATGCCGGTCAGATCATCGCGAAAGCCGCTTCGCTCTCAGATTCCCCGTATGCCTTCAAGCTGACTACGGCAAACGGCGACGTGTATTACTTCCAGGCGCTTGTTATGAACTTCAAGGTTGGCGTCAATGACGTTAACTCGATCACCAGTGCGACGATCAATGTGGAAATCACCACGTCGAACACTGGCGTCGGCATCGTCGAAGTTCTTTCGTAATCTGATTCGATACCCGCTTCGGCGGGTATCGCACGCCTGTTCACATCCATATAAAGGAACGCAATCATGGCAACAACTCTCACCGCGCGTGTCGCACTGTCGCTCGCAGCCGAACTCACCAAAGGTCTTGACGTCGGCTCGGCAAATTATCCGGCCACGTTGGGTGTCACGAACGTATTCGACAATGGTACGGGTGCCAATCAGGCGAACGAATTGTTCACCGATACTCGCACCCTGACCGCCTCCAGCACCGAGAATCTCGATCTGGCTGGCGTGCTTGCCGACGCATTCGGCACGGTACTGTCATTCACTCGCGTCAAGGCACTCGTCATCACCGCTGCCGCCGCAAATACGAACGACGTTGTTGTTGGCGGTCACGCAACTGCTGCGTTCGCTCCGATGTTCGGTGCTGCTACGCATACCGTCGTCGTCAAGCCGGGCGGCACGTTCGTCCTGGTCGCACCCGATGCAACTGGCTATCCGGTAGTCGCCACGACCGCCGATATGCTTACCGTAACCAATAGCGCGGGTGGTACGTCTGTGACCTACACCATCGCCATTGTCGGCGTCGTATAAACGCCGTGACCCCGCACTGGCCCGGCACTGTCTCTCTTTCGTGGGAGAGCGGTGTCGGGTACAGGCAATTTTCACTTCCACGAAAGGAACCATCATGGATATTACATCCAAAGCTGTTGCATTGAGTGGCGTTCTGCACCTGCGGGACGCAAACGACGAACTGCTTTACGAGGATGGCGAGGCCGTCACGGTCACGCTGCACAGTCCGGGGTCGAAGCAGTTCGCCAAGGCCAGCGCCGCGCAGCAGAATCGCCTCGTCGACAAGATGAAGCGTAAGGGCGTCACGTCGCAGACTGCCGAACAGAAAGCCGCAGAGTCCGCTGAATTCCTCGCAGACTGCACCGTCGAATTCAAGCATCTGGAATACAAGGGGCTTGTCGGTCGTGATCTGGCGATCGGCGTGTATTCTGACACCACCATCGGATTCATTTCGGATCAAGTCGCCAAGCATCTCGGTGACTGGTCGAATTTTACGAAGGGTGCTACGCAGGACTGAGCCTCGTTGTCCGGTACAGAGCGTGGTTGGCAACTGTACCGGACAAAGCAACTGAGTCCCGTTTCGATCGATCTGTCGCGGACGGGATTGCGCTTGAATTCCCCTGGGTAGAACCCGAACTTACCTATCTGCTCGATTATCTCTATGATGTCGGGCCGGCGTTACGCAACACTGCGGGTAACGCGCCACTTTCATGCTCGGAAATAGTAGCGTGGGAGCGCCTCACGGGTGTAGAATTGCAACCGTGGGAATCAAAACTGCTGCGCCGATTGTCCGCTGATTATTTGGGTATGGCATCACGGGCGTCCGATCCGACATGCCCATCGCCGTACCAGTCTGAAGTTGCGTTGCAGGCGAATCGAGAGGCCGTATCGCGTCAGATTTCCAACGCCATGAAATCGTATATTATGTCGAAGGGGTGAATGATGGCACAGCAGGTCGGCGTACTCGAAATCATGCTCATGGCGAACATGGCGAAGCTGTCGCAAGACATGAACGCCGCGACGAAGGTTGTCGGCGACGCCACGGGTCAAATGGAACGCCACATCGCCAGTGCCAAAAACGCCATGAACGGACTTGGCATGGGCGTCGGAATCGCAGCCCTGACCGATCAATTGCGCCGCGCCACGGACGCATACGTCAAACTGGACGCGCAGATTCGCATCAATACAAAGTCGCAGGAACAATACAACCAGGCGCTTGGCGACATTCGCCGCATCTCCACGACTGCGCAGGCCGACATCGCCGCAACGTCGATGCTCTACACCCGCCTGAAGGCGACGATGGACGGTACGGGTGTCTCGATGAAACAGATTGCCACCGTGACTGAGACTGTCACTTACGGTCTGAAAGCATACGGCGCGACATCGGCTGAAGCGGCCAGTGCTGCGCTACAGTTGTCACAAGCGATGGGGTCAGGTCGACTCGGTGGTGAAGAATTCCGCGCCGTGATGGAAGCCATGCCAAACGTGATGAAGGTGCTCGCGGAAAGCATGGGTGTTCCGCTCGGTCAATTGCGCGAATTGTCTATCGCAGGTGAGATCACTGCGGAGCAAATGCTGAAGGCGTTCGGAAACGAAGCCGTCGCGGAGCAGTTCAGGAAACTCGCGATGGAGTCGATGACAATCACCGGCGCGTTCCAGGTGCTGCGAAACGAATTCATGCTCTACGTCGGCGAGGCGGGCAAGACATCGGGCGTCACTGCGTCGATCACGTCGTCGATCATGTTTCTGGCCGAGAATCTGAAACTCGTCGGGCAGGCGCTCCTGTTGTCAGCTGCGATAATGGTCGGAAAGTATGCAGCGGCCATAGCCACTACTGCGAAGACTTACGGTACATTAGCGATCGCCCAGGGTGAAGCGTTAGCAATGAACGTGGCACTTGCCGAATCCAAGGTCGCCGAACTGGCAACGACGCACGCGCAGATCGTTGCGACTAGAGAACTTGCGGTTGCTGATTTGGCGGCAGCAAACAGCGCGGCTGCGCGCGCCGCCGCAACAACCGAACTGGCGCTATTAGGTGAGGCGCAGGCGAAAGTCACACAACGACAAGCTGCTGCGACGGCGGAACTCACAGCCGCAACAGCACTGAATGCATCGACAACGGTGAGCGGAGCGACATCCGTAGGTGCGGCGTTG